GGATCGCAGGCCGTCAAAGAGGGTCTTTCCTCTGCTTCAGAACCTAGATCTAGACAATGTTACATTCGCTCAGGTGCAAGGGACAGGTAATCCGATCAGCATCGAGGACATGAACGAACAAGAAATGTTAGATCTCATTATCGTGAACTTGGCCAGACTCTGCTGCGCCGGTGAATGGACGGGGCTCTTAGAAGCCGGTGGTGGTGGTGGTGGTTCTATCCTAGGGATCGGTGCTGGTGCTAAGTCCAGTGCAGTGTATAGCTCGTTGACGAAGCAAGGGCCTTTCGGCAGAGGATCACCAGACACGGCGATGACCTTCAATGTCAACCCTGCTCAATATATTCCGTTCATCGCCCCAGTTACGGCAACTATGGACAGTGTGACGATCAGTGTAACCACGGCATCTACAGGAGGTACTGACATGCTCATGTGCGTCTATAACTCTGATGAGGACACTGGCGTTCCGACAACACAGCTCTCCGATGAGGTTACTGTTGAATGCTCGAGCACTGGCTACATCGAAACGGCCTTCTCAACCGCCCCTGAACTAGAGGTGGGCAAACTCTACTATTTCGGAATGGCGAGAACGGAGAATGACAATGTGAGTTTAACGGCTCACCTATCAGAGAATGAAACGAACTTCGGCGGACAAGAATATTCTAGCGATTACAACCGAAATGCGCTAACTGAAACCGGCGTTGATAACTCGCTTCCGGCTACCGCCACTGCTTCAAACATTCTGGGAGCCAACTTAGTCTGCCCTCTGATTATGGCGAAGTGGAGTACAACATGAAAGTACAGCGCAGGATGATTCACATTGACAAGGACCGCAACAAGACGGTCACTTATCGAGATGTGACATGGGAAGAGATCCGACGTTCCCGAGATGCCGAACTAGCTCAGACAGATTGGAGAGCCGTCAAGGATCGCACCATGAGCCAAGCATGGAAGGACCACCGCCAAGCGCTACGCGACCTGCCAGAATACGAGAGCCCCAACGACGCCGCCGACCACTGGCCGGAGGAACCAGAATGAGTGACCTCACAGAGAAGGCTCGAGACATCTTTCAGAAGAACGGAATGGCATTCCTCCTCGGATGGATTCTCGGGATGGGCCTCGGCCAGAGCTTGTGGGATTCAATCGTCGGGGTGCTTTGATGACCAAGCGACCACCCGACCAAGTGATTGAATATCGCATCAGCCTTCAAGATAAACAGTCCGAGCAACTAGATTCACTCATTGCCGCGGTCCAGTTCAAGCAAGTCACCTCTGGTGCTGGCTCTATGTTAGAGGGTCTCGGAATACCAAAGATTGCAGAAGACTTGAACGACCCTCTCCAGATAACACAGACATTCTACTCGATCGCGATAATTCTTGAGTTCCTTGGCATAGAAACGGGACTTCCAACCCCCGTCGATGCTGTGCCGTATTTGGAAGAACTTCAGAAAGCGAATGAAGAACGGTGGGCAAAAGCAGGCAACAAATCAAAATGGTACAACCCGGCCTCTTGGAAAATCTTTGATTACATAGGCGACCTTCAAGCATCTGCATTTGGAATTGACAGAGATAACCCCCCTTTCAGTTAGTGTCCCTCTCTACCCCCACCTATTCGACCCACTTTGGGGTAAACTGGCCCGTCCCACATATAAAGAAATCACAAATCTTGTGCTAGTACGAATTCTTGAAGGACATCTCTCGCATTGGTCATCATTCGCAACTTATCCTCAAGTTCAAACTTTTCCTTGATAACCGCATTATAGTTAGAAGACCAATTCTTATGTTCAATAATTACGTAAGAAATCCACTTTGAACGGCCCTGCTTCCATGGCTTAGGGTTCACTTGTTCTCGGGGCAAGCGGTCTTTCTTGGGGATCTCATTCCATATGGCGAAGGCTTCGGGGGTTAGGTTAGCCGTGATACCGGGCATTACTCCACTTCCGTCAATGTCACGTGAACCATGTGCTTGCAGCAAGGGCACTGAATCATGTTTGAGGCATGGAACTTCAGGGGGGTGTCATCAACTTCCTTCATTCAACTCGTCCTCTTTGTCATCAGTAGCGTATCTCGCGTATGCAAATCCCAAAGCAAAGCCGATGCGTGAGTTCCGAGGATCTCCGCTATCTCTTCCATGTCAACTTCTCTTGAAGGATGCTCCATCATAAGTTTGGCTCCATCACAGCATAGCTCCTCTTTCGCCATGAAGCCAATGACCAGACTTCCCACCTTAGGGCTGAAGTCAGGATCATCGACGATCCAATATCTATTGTCCATTTTCCAAAACCGTTCGCTTACATTTTCAGTCATCTTTTTCACCTATTGGAAGACAGCCAGATCCGGGAACTGGGATGTACCATCTGGCTGCCCTCCAATTGTTGAGACATAGTACCAGTATATAACCGTTATTAAATAATAACGCCACGAAGGTATACCCAACAGTTTGCTTGGCTTCTGGGGCTGCCGCCCCATCAGCCACACCGCCTCCCGCCGTACCTGTTCAAGCCCACATTAGCCACCGGGTATCAAGATTCTCTAGTGTTTTGACTGAATTCGGACCTCTGAGGTAGTTATATGGGCGGTACGCGGGTGGTACACACACATGGTAGCCCAAGATACCCTGATTCTCGCCAGTCTGATGCTGATTAACCTGCTTTCTTTGGGTGGATTCGCCTTCTGGATCAGAATACACCTCGAACAGTCCATGATGGACATTGATGAGAAGCTGGCAATCGCGATTCAAGCGTTGATCGACAAGATGATGACCGGTGGACTAGCAGAATTTGAGCCGCCGAACCCAATACAGGGCGCGATAGCCCAGTTAATTCAAGGAATGGCGCAGCAGAAGATGAATACCTTCGATGCAAACATATCAGAACGCGGTGCGAATGGACAATTTACCACCGCGACAGAGATTGAGTGATAATTATAAGCGAGATTTCGTTTCATTCACGATATGGCACGGAGAAGGAAGGCAAAGCGCCGAAGAAGCCCGAAGACAATGAGTCTCATCAATCTCGCTGAGAGCTACGCATACGCTACCACGATCACCAGTGGTGTGTTTGGAAATTCCCCAGTGGGATTAATTGGATTTGGTGACGCGGGCGTAGCGTCAACTGCCATGACCACCACTAACGGCGGTCTGACGCTTCAGTCAATCATCAGCGACCCCGGAACGTCCTTTGATAGTATGCAGGCAAACTTTACCGCAAACTATCAAGCCATGGCCGTACAGGCAATAGGCATCGGTTTGACCTTCAAATTCGCCAAGAAACTACTACGGAAGCCAATCAGTAATGTTAACAGGAACTTAATGAAGCCTCTTGGCATTGGAGTGAGGATTTGATACTATGGCAACTAACACAGTAACTGGAGTTCTCGTGTGTTCCGATGGAACAAACATACCCCTGAAGCTCGAAGTCGCCGAGGGAACAGAAACTTCCCTGACCACAGATACCGTTTACACCGTGTCAGCGCAGAACGTCGGAGATTACGCACCCGGAAAGACCGTCGTCGGAGGCCTAGTATCATGCGACAACGGCGTCGGTTACTGCTACATACTCTCGCAGGGCCTTGTAGCTGCAATCGTTCCATGGTCGGTTAAGGGAGCCGTCGCGGATGGATCACCTGCGCTCTGCCAACCTTACACTTTGAAGGCTGGTGATATCGTGAAGGTCATGAATAACAGCGCCGCAGACCGAGAGGCAGCAATGGCAGTTTACACCGCAAGCGGAACTTCGAGGATTTTCCATGTGACCGCTTCTGGTGGAGCTACCAATGAACTAGTCGATCTTCAGACTGGCAACTCAATCGGAGATACTCTGCAAGGACAGCGAATCACAAAGTGGTTCGGAACATCTGTCGACGGCAGCAAGATTGAGACGCAGGGCTTCTATGTTGTCGACGCACTGGGTAACGTCGTCGGTTCTTGCAGCGCAACGAACCCGATTGTTCAGCAGCCACTGTTCTCTTTCGCCGGAACAAACATCGCGCTGAATTACAAGGCTCAATACTTGACAAACGCCTGAGTGTGGTGACATGCGGAAGATGACCAAGGCCCAAGGCCGCCGAAGAATGGCGGAGATACTCTCAAAGTCAAAGAAGCTCTACATGAGGGGATTCATTTCAACCAAAGACCTCGACGCAATCGAAAGAATCGTCAAGACTCGCTCTAAGAAGATATGCTGAGGTGTCGGCGTTATGACACTAGTTAGTGGGACAAGCGCCGAAGACTTTGGGCACCAGACCATCCTTCGCCCACATCAGCCGGGATGGACACCGGGGCACATCCCGGAGTCAACCGAGGCACCGCCGCACTCCACGTGGTGGCAGGAGTTGCAGACCCCACCCGGTGGAGGCGGGGGGATATCTCCATTCGACCCCCGCGGGGCCTTTCAAATCCCAAATAACTTCTGGGGTTTTGTCATGTTAGTTATGGGGTTGAAGTCGTAATGCCCGAATTGATATCCCCACGCGTGTATAAATTACTCAAGACGATTGACCTTGAGAACGTAACTAATGCTCAAATTACCTCTGTCGGTGATCCAATCACAATCGAAGAACTGAATCGAGAGGAATGCATTCGTCTCATAATCGTCAACTTTGCGAGATTGTCGGTTAAATCTGAATGGAACGGGCTGTTAGGATGAGACCTGAGGATCGCAAGCCGTCGAAGAGGGTCTTTCCCCTACTACAGAACCTAGACCTAGA